GCATCATAGCGCAGAGTGAAAGCCGTGTTGGCCGCAGCGGATGTCGGCGCACCAACCACAGCAGCACCAGACACGGAAACCGTCAGCGCCGTGATAGCTTGGGTCGTGACAACTGAAACCATTGACAGGTCTGCAACACCAGTGGGAAGAACAATCGTTCCGGCTGCAAATGCGTTGGTTGGGTTCAACACCAGCCATGTGTTCGCAGCCGTAATCGCCACCGTAAATCCCGTTGCGCTGGGAGCAGAGTATTGGCTTAGGCTGATGTCCACAGGCAGATCAATCGTGCCAGCGATGTAGTCTGACACCAGCGTCAGGGAAGCCTTTCGCGTGTCGCCGTTGTCTTGCGCCCAGACGGCTAGAAGATCGCCGCCTTGCAATGTCGAGGTAGACGAAAGCTGATTGATGTTAGCCATGATTCACTCCAGATCAAGAATGCCATCAGAGCCAACCGTCAAAGGATCGGTAGGCTGACGCAAATAGGGGTTGTTGTAGTAGCGCCAGCCCTTGTTGCCAGCACCCGATGGAACAGTTTGATTGCCAATCTGCATTTCAATCGGCAGCGCCGACCGACCAAGCAACTGGTTGTAAGCATACTTTGCAGCGGCCTTGGTCTCTGGGCTGACGGTCTTGCCGTAGCCACTGGAGATCCGAATGGCCAAATTCAAATACATGGCTTCCAGAGCCATGTCGGTCACGCCCGTCACTTCGTCTAGATCACTGCCACCGGGCGATGATGGCAGCGGATACCCGATGCGAATGCCCTTGCCGTTCCATGTCGCCATCATCATGTCCAACTGGCGAAGCGCATTATCAAGCTGCTGCGGTTGCAGGTCGAACACATAATCGGCCATGCCAATTTCGGCAAACGCTTGGTTGATGATGTCGCGCTTCGTGTAGGCCATGATTTATTCCTCAACCTTTGGCTTGCGGCCACGCTTAGGCTTCTCGCTGGCCTCAGTTGTTGTCAGCCACCAGCCTTCGGCCAAGCACACATCAACGTCAGCCTCATCCACAACGATATAATCAAAATCGCCCCCATGAAACTTATGCGGCCCCGGCGATTTGTAGAGCATAACAGTCATGCCATTTTCCTCTTGGGCGCTTTAGACGGCTTGCCCGCTTTCTTTGCGGCCTTTTCAGCAGTGCTGAGAGCAATAGCAATCGCCTGCTTGTTGGGCTTTCCGGCCTTCATCTCCGCCTTAATGTTGGAGCCGATGGTCTTGCTACTGTAACCTTTTTTAAGCGCCATGTCATTCCCCTATGAAAAGAGAGGGGGCCTAAACCCCCTCTCCGTTGTTATCAGGTCTGCGAGAACAACTGGATGCCAGCCATTTCGGGCTGCAACATCGCCACACCGAACAAAGTATCCCAACGATACTTGGTCTTCTGGGTGTTGATGTCGAACTGCTTCTGCATCACCAGTTCAACGCCCTGATCGGTCGTTGCGCGCATGATGTCAGCACCAGCATCAGTTGGGATCGCCAACGATGCAGGCAGCAACTCGATTGCATCGCGGTGCCAGAAGCAGTTAACTGCTGCGGTCACAGTGTTCAGGAAGGTGATAGCCGCGCCGTTTGCAGGCGTTGCAGTCACGTTCTTATACTGCGCTTCGGCATCGGTCGAACCGCCATTGGAGATGATCGGCGGGCTGATCGTGACCACGCCCGAACCGCCCGAACCAGAGACGATTGCGGTGATGCGGAAGGTCTTCAGAACGCCAGTGCTTTGCTTGGTGATGTGGTGAACAGCAAAGACGTTTGCGATGGTGAACGCATCGCCAACCTTCACCGTGCCGCCGCCAACAGCGATGGTCAGGTTCTGGTAGCGGTTGTCCACGTTTGCAACTTCACCCGTCGCAGCCGTCGAGGTGGCCTTGGGGGTGTAATACTGGTTAGCGCCGTTGACCGTCACAGTTGTGCCAGCAGCCGCCGTCAGGCGGGTTGCATAGTCCATCTTATAGGTCTGGAAGCCAGCCACTTCACCAACGTAAGCGCGACGATATGCTTCGGTCGGGATTTGGATCATGGTCTGACGCGCAGCCAAGTCAGCAGCCATTCCGTTGTAGTCACGGGTGGACAGCGCATAGTTGCGGTCGCTCATCATCACGCCCTGCTCGTTCATCAGAGCATCAACCTCTGCAACATCAGTGAAGCCCGATGCAGCGGTGGTGCGCTTGGAAACGATAGTGCCTTGGTTAGAAGCAACAGTCAGCACGGCCACGTTGATGTCAGAAGCCAGCTTCTGAGCAGCAGCCTGACCCAGACGGTTTTCCTGCAACTGGTCGCGCAGTTCTTTTGCGGTCAGCAGCGCCGTCGAGTGCTTCTGGTAGCCAATGGTTGCAGGCACAGCAAGCTGGGTCGAGTCTTTGAAGTTGGACGTAGCGTCCGACCCATCAAACGACTGTGCGATGTAGGGTTCTGGACGCCAGATGGTGTCCGACGAACGCTCCATCTGTTGACCATTGGTGTTATACTTGGTGACCAACGACGACAAAACGAGTGCGTCGTTAAAGCCGGAGAGGATGTCTTCGAACGCTACGCGCTCTTCTTTAGAAAACGAGTTTGCCATTTGGCGTGTCCTTTATGAGATTACGCCGATTGCTTCTGCTTCTTATACTGGGTCACTTTCGTGTAATTCCCAGTGCGTTCAGCTTCTGCTCTCAGCCGTTCTAGGGTGCTGTCTACCGTTCCAGAAGGACGGCCTGTGCCGCTGATCTTCTTTTCCGGCGTGGATGACGCCTTGCGATTTGTGACTTTCAAATTGGTCTCCAACTTGGCCACCGCAAAGGCGAACTTTACGGGATCGGTTATAGAAGCAAGTTCCTTCGCTTTCTTTGGGTTCTTGCCCAGAGCATAAACGAGCAAAGCGGGGTTCTCCGCACCTTGCACGATCATCCCCTGCTGCATGACACTTAGGGTGTCTTGGACAACTTCTTCTGCGAAGTCATAGTCCCTGACCTTCAAATCAGCTTTCGCCGAATGATACCCTTCCAGCTTCTTCTCCCATCCTTTCTGAACAGCTTCCTGTTCAGCCCGGACGGATAGTTGCCTGTCGTCATGCTGGCGCTTCTTTTCATACCACGCCGCAAGTGCCGTCTCATAACGCTCGGTATCGTAGTCAACCGAATCTAACGTGGGCTTCTGGCCTAGTGGCTGTTGCGCGGGTTGTGTCCGCTGCTCCAGCTGCTGCACCTTCTGCTCAAGTTCCTTCGCTCGACGCTTTTCCTCACGATACGATTTGCGAAGATCACGCACCCAAGTGGGAGCGTTAACTTCCTTCTCGTCTTCTGGGTCAGGCGATTCCCCATCTATGCTGACAACAACATCATCTTCTTCAGTCTCGGCCTCAGTATCGATTTCTTCCTCTTCAGGTTCTTCGACTTCCGGCTCCTCAACTTCATCTAGATCGTCGTCAAATTCTGCCTTATCTTCGTCCATTCGATCCTCATACAATTCTCACCCATTAGAATGTGCGGCTGGGCGGTTGCCGCATTCCGGGCGATACCACTTCTTGAAGTGCCTTCGCCGTGTTCACTACGTTTTCGCGCTCTTTCTGCTGGATGCCAGCAAGCACTTCAACGGTCTTGGCTTTGGTCTCTTCAGCCCGCGCCAAGGTGTATGCTGTATTGGCCTGCGCCTGACCTGCTTTGGCCTGCGCTTCCATTGCCGCTGCTTGCAGATACTGCGCCTGCGGATCGGGCTGCTGCTGCGACTGCGCCTGTTGCAGTTCCTCCAACAACGCCTGCTGTTCTTCCTCGGTCGGCTTAACCACACCCATCTTGATCAGGCGGTTGCGGAAGAAGTCACGCACATCAGCAATGCCTTCGCCTTCCATGTTCAGCATCGCCATCGAGCCAAGCACCTGCTGGGTCTCAGGATCGGTCGCCAGTTGCATCATGCCCATCAGCGACCGAACAGTGGCAGCGCGTTTGGATTCAGACGATGGCCCGACCTCAACCGCAACGTCAAACTTGGCTTTGCTCAGGTCGTTTTCGTATTCCACCGCGCCAGTGTCTGGGTTCAGCACAGGCTTGGCCAGTTCGACTGTGGACATCTGCCCTTGCGATCCAATGCCCTTTAGCTTGCGGCCCGATTCAACCATCACATCGCGTGACATCGAGAGCCAGATTTCACCGCAGCGCTTGATAGCCTTGGCCATGTTCGACATGTAGATGTAGGTCTGCATGTCAATCTTGCTTTGGATCAACTCCACGGCTTTGCCAGAGATGTTGGAAACCATCTGCTCACCGTTCTGCTGGTTTCCAAGCAGATCGTTGATGTCTTGCTCGGTGATTGCCAGAAGGCCAGCGAGTGCAGGCGGGATTTGTGGCGGCTTGGTGTAGGCCACAGGTCCAGCCAGTGCTTCATTCCCATTCGCATCCGTCATCGTGTTGATCAGCAAATAGGGGTAGTTCTTCAGGTTGTCCTCGGCCCACATGATCTCATAGCCCGCGACTTGCTCGGCTGCGAAGATCGGCTTTTCTGTCGTGGACAGCGCAGAGATTTCGCCCAGCTTGGATAGCTGCATGTTCTTGAGGCGCTGCGCATCTTTGGCCATGCGAACATGACCCATGCAGCGCTCGATGTTGTCGATATACCAACGCTTGCCATACACAGGCACGATCGGGATTTCAGACCCGGCGATATAGCCGCTGTCTTCCAGAATGCTGTTTCCGCTCATGATATACTTATGCACCCGGCGGCGCTTCACGCGCTTCTGGCGCACCTCGACCTGACCCGTGGCCGTCAGCATGTTCTCAAGTTCTGGATCGTCAGCGAAGTCTTTCTCGCTATAGCGGGTTTCCTCGCCGTCGATGGATCGGAACGTGCGGATCAGTTCCGATGCTTCCTCAACGCGGAAAACCTCGGCCACAAACACCATGTCAGGCGTCGACCAATCAAATTCGTTCTGGTGGATCTCATGCGGCCATGTGTCGGGGTCATCGTTCCAAGCGGCCTTATACGAATCGCGCGTCATTGCCGTCAGCACATAGCACAGCCGGGCATCGCTCTTGTCTTGGCGCTTGGCGTCCATGTCGAAGAACACAGTCGTGTCGGCGTCATAGATCGGTTCGATGCGAATACGCTGGTTGTCATTCTCAGAGTCGTATTCGTCTTCGTATTCAGTGCGCAGACGGAAAGCACCAAAGCCACCGCCAACAGCCTCTTCAAAGGCGTTGTCATAGGCCTCGTCGGCGCCGCTGTCCTGCTCATCTGCACGGAACAGCATGTCGCAGGTGTCCGCCAGCTTATCGTCTGACGTGCCATCCTTGCTAACGAAGTCCACTGTGATGCGGTTGTTGCGGTATTCGTTGATGATCCGCATCACCGACAGGTGAATTTTGTTGACCTCAAAGCGCGGCTTATTGTTGAACTGCTCGGCAAGGTTGCCTTCCCACTGCGCCCCGGCGATGGAATAAAAGCGACGATCTTCAAGGCATTGCAGACGGCCTTCACGCATGGCGCTTTGAATGTCATCGAACTCTTGCAGCGCATCCTCATGCACTGTTGCAAGCCGTTCGCTTCTGGTCATTCTTGCCACGGCAGTTCCTCGCAATTCATTTCGCGCCATTATAGGCGCTTTTGGCGGATAAAACAATCACCTTGCCATCGGCATCATCGTGACCACTGGCCGGGCCTTTGGCTTCTGCTGTGCGTTGGCCCGCCGCGCACCTTCCAGAGCATAGCGCACCGCGTCAATCACATGGTTGTCGCGGTCTTCCAGCACTGGAAGAATCTTGCCAGTCATCTGATCGGTCTTGAAACTATATAGCGTCAGTTCGTCAATCGTGTGCTTGCAGCGTGGATGCACAACGATGTCAAACGACTTCAGCCACTCAATGCCTTCCTCAACAGACTTCGCGCCTTTGACGGCTGATTGTATCTTTGGGAAGCCGTTCTTGCGCATGTGGCTGATTGTCTCAGGCCGTGCGCTGTCTGCCACCATAGGCCATTTCTCAGCCTCTGGAATGGACATGAACAGCGATGGCGTGTCAACGATCTCGCAGCCGACCTGATACGCCTCATAGTCGATATATAGCTTGCGGCCTATGATGTGGCAGCGAACGCAGACTGTCGGATCAGATGCAAATCCCCAGTCTGCACCGAAACGATGGACAGCATCTGGCGGCGCGTCGAAGTCCTCGATGACCCAGTTCTTGAACACTCTGGTTTCGCTATTGCGAACATACTGTCCCTTCCAAACGTGCAGATACTTGTCTGGATCGCGGCGCAGATCGTATTCCATCTCATCCCGCAGAACGTCTGGAAACCACGGATTGTCGGAATAGTTGACCTCGACCACGATGCTGTCGGTCGGCGCGTTGTTGCCACGCAGCAGCGTCTCAACTGGGTCGTCCTCGTAGCGTGGGTTCCAACTGAACAACAACTGCGATCCGGGCTTGCGGATTGTTGGGCGCAACAGGTCCAGAGAAAACTGGCTGATTGATTGCGCTTCTTCCACCCAAGCAATGTCAAACCCTTCAAGCGACTTGATGCTGTCGGCTGTGTGGTTCTGCATCCCCTGAAAAATAATGACACCACCGTGCGGGCATTTGATCTCGGCCTGCTGCACCTCAAACATATGCCCAACGCCAAGTTCTTGGATCTTGTTCTCGATCAGCTTCTTGACGGATTGCTTTAGTGACCTCTGCACCTCACGAACACAGACCACATCGGTGCGCTTCATCACGCAGCGCTCAACGATCCACTCAGCGAAGAAGGTTGACTTGCCAGAGCCGCGCCCACCGAATGCGCCAATATACCGGGCGTGTTCTTTCTTGAGGATTGGCACAGCCCAGCGAGGCGTGTTGATGTTTAGGTTCATGGCGTCGGGTCAACAATGGTCCGCTTGATCTCGATCTGCATTGCACCGCCATCTGGCCCAGACAGTTCCTGCTTGTCGCGTTGACCCAACATCTGCTTGCCTAGCCATATCTGAGCAGTCACATTGCCATCCTGCGCTGACTTCCATTGCATTCGGCGCAACGATGCCTTGCCTTCGCCGCTGTGCTTTTTATATAGCCCCGAAAAATTGTGGACGCCATCAATCTGACGCTCTGCAATTCGGGTGTTCAGCGTGTCTTCACACATGCCCAGAACGCTTGAGATTTCCTCGGCTGTGCAGGCGATGCGGATCATGTTGATCAGCTGCTCAAACTCTTTGTTGGTCATTGGCTTGGATGGACCCTTTGGGCCTGTCTTCTTGCGCTCGGTCATGATGCCTCACACTTTTCCTTGGCCCAGTGCAGCTTCATGGAAACGCGCTTGATTGTGCGCTTGGTGTTTCCTTCACTCAAGGCCCCAGAAATCAGTATTGCATCTAGGATGCGTTCCAGTTCTTCAGCCTCATTGTTTTGTAAGGTGATTTCCCTCATGCGCGGCCACCTGCACTAAGGTCTGTGAATGTCTGGCCTGTCTCTGCATGGGCAGTTGGCAAAAGCCATTGGTCAATCACAGCGCGTGCAACTTGCTCTGTCATCTTTGGCGGGACGCTCATGCCAATCATGTACTTGCCGATCTTGTCAGTTTTGGCTTGGTAATCATCTGGAAAGCTGCCGAGGCGTTTCCATTCGCGGTAAGTTAACTTTCGGCACTCACTCCAGTGAGTAAAGTTGTCAAAGGTTGCGGTTAACGTGCAAGAAGGCTTCTTGCTACTAATTTTTTGGTGTGAAAAAGCGTTATTTCTGCCTTCATACTTTTTGAAATAGTCCGCATAACACCCTCCTTCTAAAGTTTTGCTCCATGCCTTTAAATCAAGACCTGTTGCCTTTGTGTCTTTAACCTCTTCAACAGTAAGAAACTGTAAATCCTGTGTAGCTTCCCCTGAGTTAATCCACCGATGTTTGGGGGAAATCCTTAGTAGCGGCGCAGCAATGTCATCACGAATAGCCACAAAGAAAACCCGTTCACGCTTTTGCGGAACTCCACAATCAGCACTGTTCAGCAAAAACAACTGCGGACGATAACCCAGCTCTTTAAACCGTGCCATGACCATTTTTGTGTAGCCTTTGGCATTGCCAAGCAACATTCCTTTGACATTCTCAGCAACTGCAACCTTTGGCCGCAACCGCTCTACCAAGTCAAGGTAGTCAAAGAACAGGTCAGACAGCACCTGTTTTGCTTGGCCTTCTCTGAAGTGCTTGTCTTTGCCCCATCCCTTTTCACGGCTGCCAGCCATGCTGAAAGTGCTGCAAGGTGGCGAACCATCAAGGATGTCAAGATCAAACAATTCTGGTGGAAGTTCTGCAGTCAGCAAATCTTTGATTGGGCATAAAAAATAATGTTTTGGGTTGATGTTGAGTTTGTAGTGCCAAGCCATTTCAGGGTCAATGTCATTGGCTGCAACGACCTCGCAACCTGCCCGTTTGTAACCCATGCTGGACCCGCCGCCGCAAGCAAAAGTGCTCATTACTTTTAGCCCGTTTTTGGGAACAGAGTCCAAGTCTGCTAACCTCCATGCGCAATCTGGTTTATTTGTCATCGTCAAACTCAAATCCACATTTGGGGCATTGATGTCCCATGTTGTAATCATCTGGGTCAATTTCCTTGGCGCTTGAATCAGGGTACAAATCTTTTGTTTTTGAAGTAAAACCTAAAATTTCGTCTTCATCAAACCCGGTCAGGGAAAGATCGAAGCCCATTTCTTTCAGGTCCATGAACTCCAAGCCAAGCAGTTCGTTGTCCCACTCGGCCAAATCCGCTACTTTGTTGACGCTCAGGCGGAACGCTTTGATCTGCGCATCGCTCATGTCGTCGGCAAGGATAACTGGGACTTCTTTCAGGCCAAGCTTCTTGGCTGCTTTCAAACGCAGATGCCCATCGACTACGGTTCCGTTACTTTTTGCGCAGATCGGAACACGAAAGCCAAACTCACGAATGGCCGCTGCTACCTTGTCGACTGCATGGTCATTCTTTCTTGGGTTCCGCGCATACTCGATGCAGCGTTCGATTGGCCAAGTTTCAAATATCAGTTTCATTCTTTCCTCATCTCGACACATAGCGGTATCGGTCGCTGCGGCATCTTACATCAGTTTGGGTGCTGTTTCAATCTGGCAACCTTATCAAGCACTGATAACCCAAATTCCGACGTTGGATCAAACCACCATAGCTGCTTTTGGCTGCGGTCTTTGTTGGCTGGGTTCCTGATGATGCTGTGGACGCCTGTCGGTTCCTTCCGCACCCGTGCGATGGCGCCGATGCAGGCATTCTTGGTCATTCCAACCAGATGTGCCGCATCCTTGTGGGTTAGGCCCACGTTCTCGACGAGGTGCAGCGCCATGAGGATTTGTTCGTCCTTCTGGCGGTCTAACGCTCCATGCATTGGATTTCCCCTGCCAGTGCCAAATATCCATTTGCATCCACATATGAATCGACGTGATCTGGGTTGCCTTTGATACGGGCAATTTTGAACAGCGTCATCATCATGGCAACGTCGAAGCCATTGACGGTGCATATCTCACGCCCGTGCATCCACCATGACCAGAGGTCTGCTACGTTGTTAAAGTTGTCTTCTGCATCACCATGCGTGGCATCGCGGTCTTTAGTCACATACTTCATGGCGGTCTGTAAGATTTCTTCGCGGTTCATTTGATGCTTTCCTTGTAGCGAATGGCTGCTGCCTTTATCCGCAAGATGGTTGCTGGGTTAGTTGAGTCTATGATCCGCTTAAAGTGCGATGAACTAAAGCCGAGCGTTCTTGCCGCTGCGGCCATTGTGGGGAAATGCACACCCTCAATGGTGACGGGTCGCTTTTTTGTTGTGCCTAGACCCACCATGTCCATGCGCCCACGGGCCAGTGCTGAATAGACTGCTTCTTCTGTCACATCCATCGCTGCCGCAGCTGCGCGGACTGTGGGAAACCTTTGGCCCCGAATTTCTACAATCATCAAGACAAATCCTTTGGGCGTGGCATAGGCCGTGGGCTGACGATGATCTGATCCGTGTAGATGCAGCGCATTTGCGTATGCCTCATGGAATGTTCCTTAGCCAAGGCTAGGGCTTCGTCCATCAGATCGCCGCAAGTCATATATGCTGGCACTTTAAAGCCAGACTGTGATCCGTCGATCCATGTGATGAGTAAGATGGCAAGTAGTTTCATTTTTCTTCCTTCAGTTCAGCCAGCACGGTATTGGCTTCATCTATGACTTCGTGCCGATCAAGATATTGTCCGTTTATTCTGATCGTTGTGAATGTGCATTGCGATAGCATTTGAGTGGCATCCCGCAGCGACTTCACCGCCTTGGCGAGTTTATCCAACGCATCTGCGGCCTGTCCGCTTGTAGCAAGCAGTTGCAGCGTCAGTTCTTTGTTGCTCTCCTCCAACTCTTCGATGCGGTCAGCGGAAGTTTTGGGCCAATGCTCTCCAGCCCGCAGCCGCTTGATCAGATCGTCACTCATTCTTTCCCCTCCAGTTCAGCCAGCACGGCGCGGGTGTTCCATGCGGCGATGGCTTCGGCTTTTGTTTGATACCCAACACTGCAAACAATGTTTGTCACGCTGCATGATATGCAGTTGCAGAAATACGCTTTAGTAATTTCTGACCCATCATCCCAATGCGTGTCAGGCAACGCTTCTGACCATTTCCTAAGGCCGTCATCTGAGGCTTCACCTCCACAAAACGGGCAAGGCAACAGCGCATCATCGCACTTGATCAGGTCAGTCATTTCGTTTCTCCCATAAGGTTTTGATTTTTGCTTTGAGTGCATTGCGTTGGTTCTCGCGCCAAGTTGCAATGAAATCCCGTCTTGCCTCAACTGTCCTCAGTTCCATCGCGTATCGTGCAGCGCTGTCTAACAATTCCTCATTACACGCTGCATTGTATGCTTCTTTGCTGTCTCTGCTTGGCAAGTAGACCTCGCCCATTCCCACTGGATCACCCACTTGCCAAACCCTCACAGCTTTATTGGTTTGCGGGCAATGTAGGCAAACTTACCATCGCCCAACTTGCGCTGGTAAAGGATGCACTTGCCTTGGTTGTAGAGTTCCAACGCATCGGCCTTGTGCTTGCCTGCGGCGTATTCACCTATGTGATATACCACCTCGTCGCCGCGCTTCATTGAGTCCAGCATGGTGTGCAGGACACCGCGCTGGTCTTTGACGATGTTATATTCCATGCGCTCGCTCAAAATGGGATCGAGTCCTCAAGATCATCGCGGCTATTTTGCTGCGGCTCTTGTTCGCTGCGTTCCTTTGTGCCGCCCATAAACGTCAGGTCTTGCACCGATAGCGTCAGACGGCCTTTGCCTTCGTAAACATCGACGCCGGGGCGACCAGACACAACCAGCTTCGTGCCTTTGGTGATGTGATTGTTTAGGCTTTCAGCCCGCTTGCCCCAAACATTGCATTGCACCCAAGTGCTGTCGCGCTTGTTGCCGTTCTTGTCCTTGCCGCCGTCAACGGCGATGGAAAACCCAAGCACTGGATCACCGCCCTGCGTGTTTCGCAGCACGGCGTCTTTGCCTACGTTTCCGGCGATTGTCATGGTTAGCATTCTTCTCTCCTTGTTTGGTTCTTGTCAGATCACCGTATAGATTGCGCCAAACCGCGTAAACAACATTCTTGCACTTAGCGCAAACTATTTTCATTCCATCCGCTTCACGCCAAAGCCAACATCGCGCATGATTTCCGCAGCGCGATCTGCTGTCAGCCGTTCACGCGGTTCTGGCTTATGCTCAATGCCGCGCTGCTTCATCTCCAGCACCTTAGACGCCGATGCTACGCCATCCATCTCAACCCTACACCGAGCCACGATGTCACCCTCCAGCGGGCGTTTCCGGCGGTCTGTGTTGGCATCTGATTTCCACCAGCGCACGGCGCGCTCAATGGCCCACTGGGGAAAGCCGCTTAGAGCCTGTTCCCAATCTCTGGCTTCCATTTCGCGCACCGATTGGGGAATGTCCTTTTCATAGTAAGGGCTGAGAAGCGCAGCCACTCTAGCTGAGATCCACACCCCAGAGCATGGTGTCATTAGGGTCTTCTGGATTCTCAGCACGGTATCTTTCTCTGGCAGCGCATTCTGCTGCCACTGTGGCGAATGCCGCAGCCATGCCAGACCCTTGTCGATTTGTTCCTCTGTCAGTTCGCTGAGATTGGAAATACCAATCGGCCTTAACTGTCTGCCATCCACGTTCTTCTGCGAGACCAAGTGCGTCATCGGGGTTTTCTCCTGCATTGAAAATCTCCTGTAAGGTGGCTGCAAGCCGTTTGGCTGCGGTTAGGGTCAAGCCCTTGCTCTTGGATTTCTTGCGATACTCGATGAAACTTTTGACAGCAGCTTCTGAAGCCCACATTGTCAAACAATCAAAAATCTCTGATGCATCATTAACCACGGGCGGCTTGCCCGCCTTATCTTGTTTACCAACTGGTTTATGATCTGTGTTTATATCTGGTATAGGTTGGCCCTCAGTGACCAGCCCATTGGCCTTTTCTGACCAGCCCATTGGCGATTCTTGACCAATGGCAAGGTTGATCCATTTTGCGCTTTCGGTCGGCGCATACCAGTTTGTTCGATCATAACTTGATGCGTTGTATTCGCCCTTTATGACCAGCCCGCTCTCACAAAGTTTCTGCAATGCCGTCTTGATCTGACTTGCTGTCAGATATGGGAAAAGTTTGGCAAAGGCGGTTCTGCTGTTGAACGTCCAAACATACCCGTCTTTGATATGCTTCCCAGA